GGGGCTTGCTGGCAGAACCGAGCTAGAGATACCGCCAGTTTAAGCGACACCTTAAAGTCATAGGCGGGAAGAGCGATGAAGACGCTTCTGCCCGCTAGATCGTAGCCCTTTTCCATGCCCTCACCCGTAAAAAATCGTTGCAGTTATGTTCGTCACCAGCCCCACATAGATTCCATTGTCCGCTAGAATGCCTTCACCCGGGATAAGCACCGAGTACGCCGTGGCGTTATAGGAGTCGGCTTCCATGAGGATGGAGGAGTACACCGTAACGTTGCCCGTCCCGGACGCCGCAGTAGTCACCGTGAAGGAGGAAGCGCCAGCGGTGAGCACGGTGTACGCGTTATCCACACCCGAGCCGCTGGTGAAGTCCAGCCATACCCGATCTCCTGCAACCAGTGTGTTCGCTACCGTAACAGTCATCGTGGTTGAGGTAATGCTGTACGTGCCAAGCTGCGGGACGTTGTCCGCAAAAACAGTGTTCCGCTCCGCAGCGGTAGTGTTTGCCGACACGATAACGGATTTCAAACGCGTGCGGTAGCTAACCGCAACGCCCGAGGCGGTCATGTGTTTAGATTTAACGTCATATTGCATGGCGGCTCTCCCCTACGGACCCTTAGGAGTCCGCGAACGGCGTAGCCAGCGTGCCCGAGCCAATCAGAACGCCCTGAACGAGGTACTTGTTCGCCGCAACCGCCACAACGGAGAGGTACGAACCGGCGATACCGCCAGCAGTCGTTCCATTCAGGCTGATAACATCGTTCGAGGAACCGTTCGGCACCCACGTAGCGGTGCCACCGGCAGTGAGGACGTTATCCTTACCTGTGATGACGCTGCCGACAAAGAGATCGCCCGGAGAGCTGCTGGTCGTACGAATCTTGACCGCAGTGGCAGTGGTGGCGATGAAGAAGTTGTACTGCACGCCCTGATTGTTCAGCGTGTTCGGGTCGGAGCCGGGGCCCGAGCTGTCCGGGTCCGCAGTGACGTTGACCGCCGGAAGGGTAATAGTCGTGGTAGCCACGTTGACGAAGATGGTGCGACCGCCGTGGGTAACGGGATCGACCGTCAGTGTAGCCGCCGTAAGGGGTACAACAGTACCCGGGCCCTGCGCATAGAAGCCGTTCAGCGAGCGTACGGGACCCTGAAAAGTGGACTGACCCATGGTAACAACTCCGTGTAGTAGCACATAACCGCATCGTCTCTACTACGTCTGCTAGGGCAGTCGATGCGGTGGATGAAACCTAGGACTAAGATACTAACCCTAAACGGGTCGAGGGGAAAGAGTAAACCTCCATCCTGCGTACGGGCCTCTACTCAGGGGCTTACCGGATTTAAGAGCCCGGTTCACGGTAGGGGGGTTAAGACCAAGGCCTTCACGCAGGGCCTTTATGCTAGGGTAAGTGAACTCTTCCCCGTTGGGGGCAATGGCTGTAACTGGGTGACTTACCTTGTCCACAAAGGACTGGCCACGCTTCTTGCCAAAATGCGGGTTCTTATCCCCGGACAGGGAGGCGCTGATCTTCGCCTTGGTAGAGGGCGCTACGAAGTGGCCTTTCATCGACTTACGCCGCTTGGCCTTCTCCTCCTCGGTCTGCACACGGGCCGCACTAGCCGCGCTGATGCGGGCCTTGGCTTCGCCGGTATGGGAGAAGGTCTTCCCCCACATAGGATTCAAAGGGCCGACCCTACCCAACCCAAAGGCAGATGCGTTTTGGGCTAGATTGTAACAATACTCCTTACCTACGTGCTCCGTGAGCCAGACGTTCTCCGCTTTAAGCAAGTCTACGTCTTCTCCTAGTTCCTCCACCACGACGAACACGAAGCTGGATTCCCCGTATTTGTTCCAAGCAGCCTGCAGGTGTTTGTTGGAATGGTCTCCTCTACGGAGCCTCCACCAATGTATCCTTTTGCGCCGGGTAAAGTTGACCGCACTCCCTACGTAGAACTTGTTGTTTTTTACGTTGAGGATTTTGTATATGCCGCGAGCCATGGAGGCCTCCTATGGATGGAGAGTTGCATACGCATTTTCGCCGTGCTGCGAAAACGGGCTTTAATACGGGTAACGCCTGTCACCCAGAGCATACAATACACTAAGTTATACTGTACCGCAAACACATAAAAAAGGGGGAGCCGAAGCTCCCCCTAAGTCTTTGGAAAACTTAGCTTTTAAGGCTAAGCACCAGCCGATCCGTACATACCCAATGGATCGCTCCAACCAAACGAATAACGCTCACGGGATTTATAACGGACGTTGCCGGTATCGAAATCACCGTCCATGGAATTAGCCAGTGGAGCACGAACAAAATGCTTCAGGCCGTTCGGAACGTCCGTGGTCAGGAACCACGCATCCGGGTCGGTCAAGAAGTGGTTCACCGTGTAGCCGCCCGGGATCGAGCCGTTCGACTTCAGGGCGTTGATGTCGTTGTCCGCAGTGCCAACACGGAGCTCGGTTTCCAGCAGGCGCGTTGCGATGAACATCAACGACGGCGGGATAACCAGCTTCTCCGGCTTGGCAGCGATCAGCAGGCCGCGCTCGTCGGTCCAAGCAGCAATCTGGATGACTGCGGCTTCCAGCGACGTCTCGTTCAAGTCAGCGGTAACCGCCGGGAGGTTCGAGTTAGTGCTGCCACCAACCGTCGGATGCGAGGCCGAGAACAGCGGAACACCATCACCACCCGGGTAATTAGTGTCGAAGCCGTTGTTCAAGATCGCAGCCGCCTTGGTCTGCTTGGTGTAGGACATCGCACGTGCCAGAGCCTTGGTGTAGCGAGCCGACAGCGAGTCATAGAGGTTGTCCTCGATGGCCTCTTCCGTCAGCGAGAAACCCAGAGCAATGGTCTCGTGGTTGTAACGAGCGGTGAACGCTTCCTGCCCATTGTCGTAGGCGATGGCGCTACCTTCGTTCTTTACCGGAGCCGCCGAGAAGCCCGACAGCTTGGTTTCTTCTTCGAACGAGCGCTCAGAAGTCTCGGTATCGAAGATTTCCTTGTGCTCTTCACCGTACCGAGCGTACTCGAGACCGAACAGAGCGTTAAGGCCGGGGAGGAGCTCCTTGAGGAGCTGTGCGCGTGAAATAGCCATTTTCTGTTATCCCTTAGATGCCAGTAGCTTGACGATACTGGTGACCACCAGTGGTACCGCTGCTAGGCTCATTCCACTTAACAATGACCTCAGTGTACGAACCCGCCGCCGACTCCGTCTCGCTAACGACGTCGATGATGCGGATCGGGAACGTGCTGGTGGTCGCCGTAGTAGAGCTAATGCTGACAGCGGAGTTGCCCGTAATCGTCGAGCCCGTAGTCTGGATCAGCACGGCGTTATTCCCAACGGCGGAACGGTTAACGTAGCTGATCGTGCTTCCGGTCGAGACCACAGCAACCTTGAACAGCGCGTCCGGGTCATCCTGCACGTATGCGACGATGTCGGTGATGTTCGTGGTAGCAGCGTAGAACTGCCGGAACGTCTTGCCGAAGGTTGGGTCCGTGTAGGTACAACCAAGGAAGACGCCGACAGGGGTGGCCGCGCTCGTACCGACGTCCTTCTGCAGAGTTCCGGAAGAATCCAGCTTCACGACATCACCAAAGAAGATGGCGGTCGAGGAGTTGGTAGCAATCGGAATCTGTCGAGTCGCGCCAGCAAAGACCTGACCTCCGATCAAGTTGATCGGAATAAGCCCGTAAGGGCCTGAAACAGTAGGGTAAGCCATTTTTAACTCCTAGTTATTTGCCTTTACCGAACGACGCCGACGATTTTTTCTCTCCGAAGAGGGGCATACGGGCGTCGCTTTCTTTCATAAAGTTATTATCCACAGAGTCCGCCTGAGCTTTGGTTTGGTGGGCGTAATAGGCACGCCTCTGCGCCATGAACTCGGTCGGAATCTTGCAGAGTAGAAGTCCTGCGACCTCAACGTTGTCTTTGAACCGACTGTTGGGGTCCACCATCATCTCGAACTGGGGTTGTTCCTCGATCCGGACTGGCTCCCAACCTTCTCTCAGCTTGGCCGAGATATTGCGGGGGTCTGCCTGCCCGAGGGCGGAGACACGTACCCAGCGGTAGTCGTACCCGACTTCCCGGATAGGTTCCGGCAGAGCAGAGGCCGGTTGCCATTCCTTGGGGCGAGCTGCGCCCTCACGGGTTTCTAACTCACGCATAAGCCTGCTATCGTTTGCCATATCAGTTCCCTAACTTCAGGTCTTCCCGGGCATACTGCTCGGGAGTTAAACCCAGCTTCTTCGCAATCGCCAGCTGCGACGAATTCAGCTTTACCCTTCTGGAGGTCGAGCTGCGGGAGGCCGATGCGACAACGGTGGCGGGGCGATTCTGTGTGCGTCCGGACGATCTGGTGGAACCGTTCGACGGTGACTCGGAACCCTCGAAGTACTCGGGGAACCGGCGGCGCATCGTGTTGTCGATGCTATCCCAATATTCGTCGGAGCCCACAAACTGTGCACCCCGTTCTTGCTCAAGCTTCTGGTGAAGCCCCAGAGCACTAGCGGTCATTTCCGGGTCCACACCCCACCATGTATTGCGCTCTTGCCACGCCATGGTTTTAGAGTCCGGACGAGGGTTAGTACCCGCGTTAGTAGGAGACTGTAGCTCCGTTTCTGTCGGTTGTACAGTAGGTCTATAGCTTCGAAGCTGCGTTAACTTGTAAGAGGCGGAGTTCAGCTGTTCTTGGGCTTCCAGAACCTTGTCCGAGTCGCCTGCTTCGTAGGCTTCCTTGTAGGCCCTGCGCGCTGCGGCGGCTTCCATTTCAGCAGCCTGTGCGTAGCTGCTTA